TTGAGGATATTGTGGCGGGTGTTACTTTCAGCATTGATCTTGAAGTGCCGTTCCTATATGATGTGTGCGACCTGCCGAGTGACTATGAGCTGCCAGATCATGAAATAACAATAAATGAAAGTAGAATGACAAAAGTAGTAGATTTTATTGTCGGCTCAGGGCAGCCTATGGAGCAGGACGATACGACATATCAAAATAATGTCCTAACGGTGCCGCCTTTGGTATTTATAGATGGGTTGATTTTAACCTATCAGGTGCGCTCAGATAGGCGTTATATTTCACACAATGCATCAACAAAAACAATCACAATAAATAATGGAGGGGTTAATGAAGGCGAAAATGTACAAATATATATTTAGTATTTTATTAGTGTGCTTTGCTGCAATAGGTAAGGCACAAACTATTGATGGGAAACTTTATACTCCTTTCAATAACTATTATCAATGGATCGGTGGCAAGTTCAATAGTAATTTGAATATCCCGAAGATTACGGCAACTACAGGGCGCGACACAGGAGGCATACGTTATAGCCTTGCAGATAGTTCGATGTATGTTTGGACTGGTAGCCAATGGAGGCAAGTTGGCGGCGGGGTTGCTTATGTCGATAGCATTTACCTTTTAAATGATACTTTAAGATACAGAAAAAACAATGTTATTTTTAATGGTGGTGTAATGGATACTGCAACCGTTGTCAAAGCCTACGTTACCAATGCCGAAGCGGTTACGATCACAAAGGGGCAAGTTGTTTATATCTTTGGCGCAAGTGGTGACAGGGCGGCGGTTAAATTGGCAAAGAATACAAGCGACACGTTCAGCTCAAAGACTTTGGGTATTGTGAGGGCGGACATCGCAGCAGGTCAGGCGGGATGGGTTACAACGCAGGGGCAGGTGAGCGGAATCAATTTAGGTGCATATAGTCCGGGGGATATTCTTTGGCTGGATAGCGTGGCAGGTGGGTTTACAAAGACAAAGCCCGAAGCGCCTTACCATTCGGTATTTGTGGGGGTTGTAGAGCGTGCGAATGCAGGAAACGGGCTCATATATGTTAAGCCGCAAAACGGAGTAGAGATGAATGAAATACACGATGTGAAATTTACAAGCCTTGCAAATAATCAGGTTTTAGCATATACATCAGCAACACAACTTTGGGAGAATAAAAGCGTTACGACTGCTTTAGGATATACTCCGTTAAATGTTACAGATACGGCTGCAATGCTTACTCCTTACCTTAGGAAGGTAGATACAGCGAGTTTAAGCAATCGGATTAATTTAAAACTTAATATAAGCGATACGGCGGCTATGCTTAGTCCTTACCTTCGTTCAATAAATGCAGGTATTAGATGGCAGGGTGTGGATAGTTCCTATGCTGAATCATTATCTTTAAATGGATTTCACGAAGTAGATGAAACAATGATGCGTGGAAGTGCTGCAAACAATCCCGGATTATTTCAGGGAAGTAAATATACAGGATCAGGAAACTGGGTTGGGGTTGTAGAAAATGATGTCAATTACATTCAGGGAAGTACACTTACAAGTGCGACAGGTGTCGCATCAGCTATCTATGGTGGATCTTCCATAAATCAATTATATATACCTTCATCAAATTGGTTTGTTTATACGACAAGAGTTAGAATACCTACTTTAAATGACGGGACACAAAAGTTTTATGTAAACTTTGGCGTAATTACTGGAACGCCAGCCGCTACTCCTCCGGAAGGTGTTGGGTTTCTTTATGATTTAGATGGAACTACTACGGGAAGCTCCGCATCTGCTAACTGGCAGACTTATAGCATAAATGGCGTCAGCCGTACATATAACCAAAATCATACGGGTGTTGCGGTTGCAGCAAATACGTGGACTAAATTAAAAATAATATTCAACAGCTCCACAGCTTATTATTATGTTGATAATGTTTTAATAGCTACGCATACAAGCAATATGCCCGCAGGCGATGCCATAGCACCTTGCCACGCAATAATTAAAACGGCTGGCATCGTTGCGAGAACTTATCAAATAGATTATTCAACAATAGATATTAAATATTCAACCCCACGATAATGACAATCACAAAGTATAAAATTAGCAACGGAACGACAACAATAGACTTCGCAACCTTTACGGATGCAAGTAACTTTATTTTAGCTAATCCTGAATGGCAGGGAACTCCGATAATAGAATATGAAGAAGAGATTTTACCCGCGCCTGTGCCGGTGCCTTATGAGGTTTTGACGTGGAGATTGCGTGCGATCCTTGCATTAAATAATTTGGAGCAGGATGTAAATAATGCGCTCGATCAACTTCCTGAGCCTAATAAGACTATTGCAAAGCGTGCGTGGGATTATGGTAGCAAAACGGAAAGGCAAAGCCCTACGGTTGATTTTATTAAAGGAGTTCTTAATTTAACTGATGCACAGGTTGATGATTATTTTGTGCAAGCTGAAGCGATTGTAATATGAGAGGTTTGATATTACTGATAATTGCGTTGGTGTTATCGGTAATCCTTATGCCGGTCGGGTTTGTGTTTCAGATAGTGGTTACTTTGTTCAGGGCGGTTGATACGTATCTGTTTCACATAGCAAAGTCAATAGATCAGCATGGTAATGTGGTTTGTGCGGAGTTGTTTAACCTGACATTAATAAAGCGGAAGGGCTATAAGTTTGGGGATATGGATAAAACAATTAGTTACGTTTTGGGCATAAATGCTGAAACTAAGACTTTGACGTATTTAGGTATAGCATTGGGTAAATTATTAAATACTATTGAAAAAGATCATCTTATTAAAGCGGTGAATTATGAGCGCAAAGATTGAGTTTATTGGGGCATGGTTTTTCGGGTTGATAGCTTTTATTACAAAGCATGATTTGTTGATTTATGCCGCTATAGGATATAACCTGCTTGCGGGTATTAAAAGCATCCCCGGCGCGTGCAAAACTATTAAGCAATTAAAAAATGACATCTATGCCAGAATGGTTAAAAAGACTAACGAAAACTGATATTCGTAACAGCCTTGCGATCATTATCGTATTGGGCTGCTTTACCCTTATGTATCTGCTTCAGGTTAAACCTATACCTCAGCAGAATCACGACATCGTTAATATCGTTGCGGGGTTCATCTTCGGCGGTGCGTTGGCGGGTGTTGTAGGGTTTTATTTTGGTGCAACCAAAACTGATAAGAAACATGAAAGTGAATGATAAAGAATTGCACTTTTGGGCGGGTGTTTTTGTTAGTATTGCCGCACTTATTTTTTTTAAAGCTATCGATATTAAATATTGCTGGCTGTGGGTACTTACGTCTATCGTGACTGCGGCTGTAGGTAAAGAGCTTAAGGATTTAATGGATTACGGCAAGTTTGATTACAGGGATGCGGTTTATACTATCGCTGGCGGAATGGTCGGTTTTGTACTCTCATTCTTTTAATATGGGCAAATATTTGGTTTTTTTACTCTTATTGACATCGTGCGCTAATCCTAAGAAGCTGCACAAAATGATGGATAAATTACCTTTCCATGCGGCTGATGAATGCGCTCAAAGGTTTCCCATTAAGGAAAGGATTGACACATTAATGGTAGAGGATACTGCGCTCATTAACGCATATCTTAATGAGTATCATTATATGTCGCAAATGATAGATAGCTTACTTGACGCGAAATGCGATACTTTGTATGTCGATAAGATAAGAGAAAAGATAAAGCAGATTCCATGCAAACCTCAAATAAAATATATTATTAAGACGCAGGAGAGCACGGCAAAGCTTAAGGTGTTGCAAAATGAATGTGACAAAAAGCAGGCTGAGTTAATCGCAACTAATAACAAAATAGCGGCTGATTGCAATGCTTTAAAAGACAGGAATGTAAAGCTGAAGCATAGGATAAATTTGCTGCTTTTAATCATTGTATTTTTAGCGGGGTGGGTGCTTCGCAAACCAATTTTAAAAATAATAAAATGATAAACCAAAACAACTACGATATGTGGATCGCGCTCGCGTTCTGCTATCTGCCAATCATTGCGCTTCTGATAATGGCTTACAAAGCATCTAAGTCTGGAAGCCTTGTTAAAGAGCCTATCAATTCACGCGGCGGTTATAAGTGGGTGAAGTCAGACGTTAACGTGCCGTTTGTTAAAACAGGGTGGTTTCAGTTAGCTATCGTTTGGTTTGTGTTGGGTAGCGTTTTCTTTTGGCTTATCCTATGGCCTGATCATCATGACATTTGGCTTTCAAAATGATATTTGTCTATCCTATATCTGCCGCTATTGTTTGTGCCGTTATTGAATGGATACGCATAAGCATAGCGCACGGGCAAAAGGCGAATATCAACAAGGTGTGGACATATACGATAGGAGCTTTATTTTTCGGCATATCGCTTTCATTTAGTTTGGATTATTACGATAATTCTGAGTTCTTTAAAATAGTGAGTTATGGTATCTATTATGCAGCCTGCAGGGGTGTGGTTTACGATCCGCTTCTGAACGTGTTACGAGACCTTGCTGTTGACTACAAATCGAAGTCGACAAATAGTATAATAGATAGATATTTGAATATTAACTTTTATTTGCTTAGATTTATTTATTTATTAATGGCTGTAATATCAGCATATATTTATTCACGATATGAATAGAGGTATTGCGATAATAAGAAAATATGAAGGGTTAAAACTTCGCGCTTATGTATGCCCTGCCGGTTTGAACACGATAGGCTATGGTGCAACCTTTTATGAGAATGGTACGAAGGTGCAGCCTAAAGATGTTATCACAATAGATCGTGCAGATAAGCTGCTTCACTTTCAGGTCAAGTTATTCGCTGACGAAGTTAAGCGGGTAGTAAAGTCAGAGATTAACGAAAACCAGCTTGGGGCACTTGTATCATTTTGTTTTAATGTAGGGGGTGCTGCATTTGGCAAATCTACGCTTGTTAAAAAAGTAAATGCCAACCCGAATGATCCTACCATTCGCGCTGAGTTTATGAGATGGACACGCGGCGGTGGTAAAGTACTCCCCGGACTTGTTAAGCGTAGGGAAGAAGAAGCAAATCTATATTATGCCCCGATTCAATAAATCAGATATATCAAGAGAATACAGAACGAAATACGGGATGCAAATGCCTACCTTAGCACTTGCGCGTATAATGTATAATGATAATAAGGAATTATTTAAAGACATTGATGCTGCCAGAAGATCATTAAGATATATTGAGGGAAAGACAGGAGCACCAAACAAAAAATTTATACCTGAAACTTCTGAATTTTTTATGAATGAACACCGCCCACGCAATCCGTATAAGCTGCCTGAATCAGATGAAACGAAATACGAACCTTATTACATCAAAGCAAAAAAATTAGCGGTCTTATCCGATGTGCACATACCTTATCATAGTCTTGATGCTTGTAGCTGCGCCCTCGATAAAATATCTATTGAAAAGCCGGACGCGATCCTATTAAATGGAGATTTCATTGACTTCTACGGGTTAAGCCGTTTTATGAAAGATCCGCGTAAAAGATCAGTGGCTCACGAATTGGAGGCAGCTCGGCAGTTCTTAGATGTACTTGCAACCTTCGGGGCAAAGATTTATTTTAAGTTAGGCAACCATGAGGAGAGATACGAACATTTCCTTATGCAGAAAGCTCCCGAGCTTTTGGGTGTTCAGCAATTCGAACTCCGTCACCTTTTAGGACTTGATGAACGTGGGATTGATTTGATAGGAGACAAAAGGATTATAAAAGCGAATGATCTAAATATACTGCATGGGCACGAGTTCGGCGGATCCATATTTTCACCAGTCAATATTGCAAGGGGTTTATTTTTGAGGGGAAAGGTTACGGCAATGCAAGGGCACAATCACTCAGTAAGTGAGCATACCGAAAGCAATATGAACGGCGACATAGTTACAACGTGGTCGCTCGGCTGCCTTTCGGAATTAAACCCGGCATACCTGCCCATCAACAAATGGTCGCACGGATTCGCAATAGTTGATCTGAATGATAACGGCAAAGACTTCCATGTTCGTAATTATCGCATCCATAAAGGCAAAATTCTTTAATATGGATAACGAAAAGAATGATCAACCCGAATACGATTTGACGCTCGTAATAGATTGCGCCCTGACGGTCATTACAACGCTTGAGGACGCTTCATTTAATAATTACGATGAAGAGCAAGAGGATCAGATAAAAGCCCGCAAAAACGCTTATAACGCCATCAACCTTGCATTAAGGAAGCTGCAAAAGATTATCAGAGATTCTACTGAGCGTTAATAATAAACCTTTTCTTTTGATGAAACGGAGGTATAGGGCATGGAGCTTTTGACCTGTCCCGTAAATGAATGATCGTGGAGTGGTCATTCTTAAAAAACCTTGCAAAGTCCATTAAGGTAATTTGATCATAAGTGAGTATCATTTTCCGGATGAAATGCGCCTTAGCTCCTATCCTTTCAGGTATGCGCCCTTTCTTAGCTTCAACAGGATCGAGGCAGTGCAGCTTACATATCTTCTCCCATTCCTTTTGCAGGTCGGGGCGTTCGTGTTTTAAGTCCTGCAGGATCACTTCTTTTTTTACTATCGTTCGCGTGCGGTTTATTATGTTTGTTATCTTGTCAAGTAGCGACTGCGGTACGCTATGCAGGTGCACCTCAAGGTGCGATGCGATTGCTTTTACGGCTTGTTCGGTTGTCATATATCTCCTTTTTTCATTTTAACCCATACATAAATTGTGACTATCAAAACGACAGCCATCATGCAAAGATTTAGGATTACAAATTCTTTCATATTATTATATCTTTTTCGGTGGTTAATACGTGGACGGTGAAGCCTTGTTTGATCAGTTCCGCGTGGCGGTACTTCTGCAGTTCGGTAGCCTCCCTTCCCGGCTGCTTCACTTCAATGAATATAGTTTTGCCGTTCTTAAGGCACATAAGATCCGGTATGCCGTTGCAGTTGGTTTGGATCAGTTTTACAACCATCCAGCCCGCTCGCTCGAAGCGTGCTTTAATGTTGGCTTGTATCTTACTTTCCATAGCTTAGAAACTATCTGCGATTAATCCTAAGATCACCACAATGGCGATGAAAATGTAAGATTGCTTTTTAGTGAGGTCGGTAGTTGATTTTTGATTTGACATGATTTGTTTGGTTTAGTTATGCACAAAGTTAATAAATAATTTCAATAAACAAACTTTTTACCAAAATATTTTTTTATGCAGCTCCTACGGGATTCGAACCCGTATCTCCATGCCTATTGCAAGGACGCTAACCCAAGGTGGTATTTATTCCCACTTACGCCAAGGAGCTGACCATATCATTCAATCTCAAAATCCTTTTTAAAATAACTCAAAGTATAGTCTTTCTTATCCTTCACCATATTATAAATCTTCTGCTCAATCCCTCCATCCGCAAATAGCCAGTACACCTTTGCAGCCTCCTCCCTATCCTTACTTTGCAGCCGTGCCCGCGCCTGCCAGTACGATACTGCGCTGAAGTCGATATTAAGCATAATGAGAGCCTCCGCCGTACTTAGGTTAATACCCTCACGCCCGGATTGAATTTGTGAAAGAAACCACTTATCTGAGCTTATGGCGAACTCCTGTGAATCAGTCGTAAACCTGTCATATCCAAAGGTAAGGTAAAGCATGGTTTCTTCTGCTTTGTACTTATAAAAAATGGCTATCTTTTTGCCCTTAAAATTGTCTTTTATCCAGTAAGCCTTTGAGCGGTCGAATACTAATCCATCGTTCTTTTCATCTATTACCGTTCCGGTGTACACCTGATGGAGCTTGCTTAAAAGCTTTGCCCCGGTATCTGCCATCACGACATTGCCATCACGACCGACATATACCCGTTCTTTTTTTAGCTTATCAGCCAAATAATATGTGGCGGGTTGCATTTTAATACCGATTGTCAATTCCTTTACTTCTGCCCTAAACCCGGCTTCTGCCTGAGTGAAAGGGATAATTAAATGATCTGTCATTTGTTTAATTTTTGTTTGGTTTGCGTTTGAGTAATCGTTTACTTTTAAACCCTTAAAATATTTAAGCTGAATATCGACATAGTCCTTTGCCCATTTGTAAAAGTTAATGTAATTTTTGAACGGACTAAATGAGCTGATATAAAACTGATGAAATATTTGCGAATAGCTCTCAGGCGTTGGTGTGCCGCTTAAATAGATAATCGGCTTCCCCTTGCATAATTCTTTGAGCTTTTTAACCCTTTGCGCTGGCTTAGGATACTGACCCAACCCATGCGCTTCATCACAGATCACAATATCAAAAGAAAGATTCTTTACGTGGTGCAGATTTTCGTAATTCGTTACAATAATATCCGCTTTTATGCCGAATGCTTTATGGTCATTTAAGATGCCTGTTATTACCTTTTTTTTAGTCAGGAATAAAATAACCCCTGCCCCCACCTTTTCTGCTGTTAATAAAGCCGTGACGGTCTTACCAGTGCGTACCTGCATTGCTAAATAAACCAATCCATATTTGCGTATGATGTCGGCGGCGCGGTTGCTGATATCTATTTGGTAGGGGCGGGGTTGCATTAGAATAATCTTAATTGGCTTTTAAATGTATTAAACCGCTTTTCCTGTTTCTCATAATATTCTTGGTCTATTTCAAATCCTACAAAGTTGAACCCGCCTTTATACGCTGCAATCCTACTGCTTCCACTTCCTAAATGAGTATCTAAAATCAAATCATTTGGCTTTGCGTAATTAAGAAGCAACCAATCATATAAATAAATTGGCTTTTGGCAAGGATGAATACAATCTTTTCCACCTCTTGTTCCTTCAAATTTATGTATTCTAAATTTTCTTACTGCTGTTTTAAAACTTGACCAAGCCAATTCACAATCAGCAAAATCTGTTCCTTCATTTTTTTTATCCCAAACAATCCAGCAACTACTGTCATAAGGTATTTTGCTTATAAAATGATTTGCTCCCCAAACGATTTGATTTTTAGAAACCCTTATAAGTTCATTAAAATATTCTTCATCAGGCGAATTGCTATCCCATCCTTTGGCTTTATATTTCGGCTCTGTTAAATAACTGTTTGGTCTTGATGGCGAAGTCCTAACTCCTTTTCTCCCATCTTCTCCAATCCCATACGGCGGATCTACTACTGCCAAATCAAAATATTTATCCGGATACCCTTTCATAATATCCATGCAGTCGGCGTTGTAAACTATTGATTCAGGATTGAGCATAACTAATAATTAAAAAATCACCCCCCGCCCCCAACTTTTCAGCGGTTAATAAAGCCGTGACGGTCTTTCCGCAACGTACCTGCATGGCTAAGTAAACCAATCCGTATTTGCGTATGATGTCGGCGGCTTTATCGCTTATTGATATTTGATAGGGGCGGGGTTGCATTATTCCATATATTAAAAACTTTACAATAACAATTACTACATATTTTTATATCTTTTGAATAATTTCTATTATTATGTTCTAATGGAATTGTTATGTTTATACCTGACGCACAACATTCGCATATTTGATTTTTAATATGTATTGCTCCAGAAGGATACCTTTCATGATAATTCTCAGCTATATTATTTATTGTATTCATTTATTGTTATTTTCATAATTTTATTTTATTTATTTAGACAATATATAGACGTTTTATTGTTTATTTCACATGGTTTTGTCTATATTTTTTCATTTAAATAATCCTCTGAGCTTTTGCCTTGCATCTTTTGCCCGTCCTCAAAGGCTTGAGTTATAATAAACTCATAATATTTTTTCGTAATATCCAAAGCCTCTTTTAATTGATTTTTCGCTACTTCATCAGGAACAAAAGGAGTATATGTGCGATGTAATATTAAATCTTCAACTGTTCTTTCTAAATGATCTAATGCGGGATGGTTTGGCATAATTAATTTTTAATAAGCTTAAAAAAAATCACCCCCCGCCCCCTTTGAAATTATTAACATACTAACCGGTTAAAAATTATCAGCGGAGGGTGAAAAAGTTACGGATTAAAACGGAGCATCCTCCTCTATTGTTGGTTTCTCACTTTTAATTAATCCAGTCCAAAACTTTTCAAAGAACTCTAATTGCTTACTATTATCATAAACCATTTGCCCCTTTACCTTTACCTTCTCCAACTCAGGTAATTCGCCCTGATTGTCCTTTGACCATTTCCACTTTAAAGCCTTGCCGTTCTGATTGACAAAGATCGTGGTTTGCGGTTTGCCATTATCGCCCAATTTACTGGATGCGATCAGCTTCACAGGTTGGTTAATGTCAGCATTTGCGATGCTGTTAGTAAGCCCGCGATAATAGCCGGAATCGGTGCGAACTTGCACAAGGTACTTTTGGCTTTCATCTTCCAAAGTTAGTTTCAGTTTTCTAAACTTTGTGCCGTTGTACTCGTCATCTTGAAACTCGATGCCTGTGATTAACCCATCAACCGCATCAAATAACTCAATGTCGCCGTTGGCATTTTTTCTGGCAAATTTGCCTTCTTTCAGATTCAGGTAGGTAATGCCTCCTGATGTATTGCTTAAGCCCATATTGAATACCGGATGACCAGAGCCGGCGTGGTTAAGAGTTTATGGTTTTATTGCGTCTAAATATTCAGCTTCGAACTCCTTATAAAAATCCAATGTCTGAGTGACCTTGCGGATTGCGTTATTCTCCTCAAGCGTATAGAGAAACTCATCCCACTCGACCTCCTCCATCTCTACATAATTACTACCTGAATCATAAGAATCGACCGCATCATTCATCATGTAGCAGTTGGCCGTGAATCTTACCTCAAAGTATTCATCATTAATATCGACCATATAATTAATAGTTATTCTCATAATTTGTGGGTTATTTGGTAAGTTAATTGTTTAGGTTTTGCAAGTCCGTTTTCAGCTTTCCAAAGCAGATAAGTAGCGTTAAAAAGCCCTAAGTCAATCGCGCTGTCCTCTTTATATAAGAGCTGCCAACCCTTACCCTGAATGGCATCCTTTTTACCTTCAGTGCGGGTTTTTGCGTTTAGCCATAAGATTGCAACCTTATCGACATTGATACCTTGTGACTTCAGTAAGTTACGATATGCAGCAAGCTGCAACCAATAGGAAGGATAAATAGCATTTGATGTTTTAATATCAATAAGAATCTTCTGCCCGTATAAATCAATGATCCTGTCGATAGTGCCAGCGTAACCTAATTCTTTGCTGATAATATTCATCTCAATAGCATCAATCGTAAATTCGAAGTTGTTACGAAACTCAACATACTTCTCGAACATTGCCCATTCATTGAGCTTGTAATCTATCGAGCCATTCGGGTTGATAAGGTTAATCTCTTTGCCTTGATCGTAATCTTCAGTTAATTTGTGAACGACCGATCCGCGGCGGCCTGCTTCATCTCTTATTTCATCAGCATCTTTGCCGACCTCTTTTAGCCAGTTATAATACTGCGCGCCTTTGGGATATGCTTCGAGCACCGTAGTTACGCTTGGGACATAATCCCCGTCAGGGGTTTGGTAAAATCTCGAGTCTAAAAAAGTGAGTTGTTTGTTTTGAATTGTATACATATGCTTAACGATTTAGAACACAAATATAGACTTTATTTTTTAATTACAAAATATTTTTTTTATCTTTGTGTAAAATAATACATTTATGAAAAAAGAAACAAGGGGCAGAAAGCCGCTCCCTATAGGGGAAAAGAAAAAATTAGTTGCATTTTATGTTAAACAAAAACATTACAAAATGGCAAAGGAGGAAGTAAAATTAATTGAAAAAAAGTATAATTCATGACAAAGAAAGAAAAAGAATTAATAAAACAATTAACCGATATTGGGTTTATTATAAGTAAAGACTATCCTAATTTAGGTAAAAAAGTTTATATAAAAGATCATGGCGCAATGAAATTTATCATTGTTCTTTTTTGGTTTGATGTTTATACTGAATATGACCCATTAAATAAAGGGAAAAAAATAAATTATATAACATCAAATATTGGTTTATCAAATGTTGATGAATTGAAACAATTAATGTACTTAATGACTAAAACAGAAATATGAATATTTACGACTATCTCGAACAAGGCGAGATCATTGATAAAGCCTGCTACGTTGCAGCAAAGGAACTGATTGCAGCAGGGCATCATGTTATCCCGCTCGACAAAGGAGAAAAACGCCCGACATCCAATATTAAAAAGATCAATGATATTGTTCAGCACCCGATCCATTTAAATAATGTAGATTATTATTTTGATCGCGATTGCGACATAGGTATCATGATCCAGCGCGGCATGGAAGTTATCGATATTGATGAAAAGAACTGCAAAGGCATAACCAAAAAGATACTCAATACAATCGAACAAGGATGGCCGGAGCTTTACGATAAACTTGTAATATGCACCACACCTACAGGCGGGGCACATATTGAGTATTATGCAGAAATAGTAGGAGGCGATCCTGTACTTGCAAGGGTTGAAGGCTCACCACACCCAGTAACCGTTATCGAGCGTATTGACGAAACGAATAAAAAATATATCAAGACCGCCCCTTCCGCAGGATACTTTTATATGAAGGGTAACCCCTGCGAACTGCCAAAACTAACGATGGAAGAGCGCGGATGGCTTATGTCAGTAATGCGGTCATATGATGAAACACCCGTTTACGAGGTAAAGAAAAAAGATTATGCGCGTGAAGATAGTCCGTGGAAAGTATTTAATACCCAAAACAATTGGCGTTATATTCAGCAGGAGCTTATCGATCGTAACTGGACAATAGTAATGGAGCTGAATGATCGTGTAGTAGTCCGCCGCCCCGGTGCAACATCTAACCATTCAGGAAGTATCTTTAAGGATAGCAACGTTCTTTATTTATTCTCAACAGGTAGCGAACTTGAAGCAGGTAAAGGATACACACCGTTCGGTATTTACGCTCACTTTTACCATGACGGCAATATTCACAATGCCCAAAAACAATTAGCATCTCAAGGGATCGGTGTTAATATCACTGACGAAGGGCAATTTTGGAAAAAAGAACACAAAAGGATAAAAATAAAATACACCGAACTCGCGGCATGGCTTGAATCTATTGGGTATTATTATTACGATAATCAACTCGTACAGGTTATTAATAATAAAGTTCGCATTGCTGAAATATCTGATCTTATTAAAGCGTTCCTGAATGAAGTTGAGCCGGATATTCTTGACGACATGATTGAGAAAGTCCCTGTGATATTTAAAGAAAGCGGCGGTCTTATGCAGGGCTTGATCGGAATATTAACCCGCGAATTTGTAAGGGATAGCAAAAATGAAACATGGTTTTTCTTTACAAACTGCGCCGTAAAGGTTACAAATGAAAGCTGTGAGCCTGTTCTTTACAATGAGATCAAAGGTTTAGTGTGGGAGGAAAATATCATAAATAGACGCTTTGAGCCTACTAATTATATAGGATGCGATGCTGATCGATTTATAGCTATTTTAGGAGGTACTGATGTTGATCAGTTGCATCAGATTATTGGTTATAATCTCAGTCGTTATAAAGATCCTTTGATCTCAAAGGCTACGGTTATTATGGAAGATGTTAGTGCTGAATCTGAAGGGGAAAGTCAAGGTCGATCCGGTAAGGGTGTTATGATTAAGTTCATAAAGGAATTTAGGAAAACAAGTTACATCAACGGAAAGACGATGAACTTTAGTGATTCGTTTTTATGGCAATCCGTTCAAATGGACACCAATCTGATCTTTATTGATGACGTTGAAAAGTCTTTCAGATTCACAAAGTTATTCAGTCAGATAACAGAAGGGATTGAAATAAACGCAAAGAATAAAGCTAAAGTGATTATTCCTTATGAAACCTCACCTAAAATCATTATAACCTCAAATTACGCCGTAGGTGAAATGGACGATAGCACATACGATAGAAAGTTTGAGTTCCCTGTGGTAAAGCATTTTACGTCAAATTACAAGCCTATTGATGAATTTGGCAGGGCTTTCTTTATTGATTGGGATAGCTTAGAATGGTCAAAGTTTGACAACTTTATGATCTCATGTGCTCAAAAGTATTTAATGCTTCAGGATCGTGGAAAGATTACCGTTAGGACTTCAAATTCAATAGATCGTAATTTGATAAATGATACAGATAAGGGATTTGTTGAATGGATGGATGACCAGCTTCAGTCTAATTTCTTTTTATTTGCCCCTCAGGTGCTAAAGAATGAACGATCTTTGAGCGGAGGTAGTCTGACTACCAACGGCGTTAATATGGCTCAATTTAAAGAAT